ACGTTACCACTACCTGGGTTTGTTACAGTTACTGCATAAGTTTTTGTACCATCAAGGATTCCTGCAAGACTGTTTATGTTATTTTGTTCGGCAGTTGTAGGTTTTAAGTCGTCCCACGCAGATCCGTTGTAAGCTTTCATACCACTTGTATTATTAAAGTACAAAGCTCCTGTAATTAGTGCATCTCCGTCATTATCTACAGACGGATTACTACTTTTTGCGCCTAAATACCTGTCATCAAAGTTATCGTAGCTAGTTGCAGCGTTAGTAGCGCTAGTTGCAGCCGCTGAGGCTGAGTTTGACGCGTTAGTTGCGCTAGTAGACGCGTTAGTAGCGCTTGTATTGGCTGCAGAGGCACTAGAAAGCGCCGAGTTTGCTTGTGTTGTGGCGTTTGTGGCCTGAGTCGACGCTGTCGAAGCTGAAGCTGCTGCGTTTGTAGCACTAGTAGCTGCATTTGTTTCACTTGTAGCAGCGTTTGTCGCGTTTGTTGTAACAGTAGACACAGAGTTACTAGCTGTTGTAGCGCTATTAGCTGCGGCTGTGGCTGAGGTGGCTGCAGCAGTTGCTGAATTTGCTGCTGCTGTTGCACTTGTCGCGGCCTCCGTTGCCTTTGTTGTTGCTGTAGTGGCTTGAGTAGTTGCTGTAGACGCAGAAGTTGCTGCATTTGTTGCAGAAGTTTGCGCAGCGGCTACATCTGAGGCCACTAAATCGGGTATACCGTCAATTTTAGTATCAGTAAATAACCCACCATTAGCAGAATTATCTGTAGATCCTGTAAATTGACCTGCTCTAGCTGCTGTTGTCATTAAATTAACCCTCTTCCGTTAAAGTTTATTTGTACATTACCACCCGCAGCGTTTCTTTTTTGATCTTCATCATTAAGTTCTTTTATTTCATTAAAAAATAAGGTGTTATATTTGACAGCTTGCTCATCATCTTGCACAAATGCAAATATTTCTGCCAAAGCTCCAAATAATAATATACGTTCGTTTTGATCTCTTAACCAGTTTGGTACTTCCGTACCTATATAATTAGCTGAGTTTGTACCTGCACCACCTGTATCAGCTGCAGTTGCTTCTGTTGCTGTTGCGTATGCGTTAGTTGTATCGCCGTTTACAAAGTGTAATGCAGTAGTACCACCTGATGTAGTTAAGAATCCTGCTTTATAGTTTAATACAGTAACAGCATACTTGGCATCTAACGCAGGCAATCTTCTGTAATACAATAACTCAATAGAGTTTGCTTGATTACCTAAAGAGTTTTTACCAAAACCAGGAGTTAAGTATAATAAGTTACGTTCTCTAGTAAAATAATTATTACCTATATATTTTTCAGCACTAGGATCATTAAATGTTCTAACATCTAACTTTTCATTCCATACTCTAGTTGTTAAACCCGTAGAGTCTATCTCTTTTATTTGTATTATTTGTATTAGGTCAAAAGGTATTTTTATTTCAGTTCTAGTTGCCTGTAACTGTGTAGAAGTAGTTGTAGCAGCATCTAATAAAGTTTTTTCATATGTAGCTACGTTTTCTAAAGGAGGTACACGTAAACTTCTATAAGCTTTATCTGCTGCATATCGTAAAGAGTCTTTAATAATATCATCACTAACAACTTCTTCGTCTCTATTAGACCATGTTCGCACTAAGGCTACGAGCTCAGTATAAGTCATAATATCCTCCTATGTGTTTACTAGCAAATGAGGATATTCCATTTTTAATATTACTTTTAACTTTTTAAGCTTGTCCTTATCTTGCATAAACGTAGGACTATGCAAATCAATACCATAGTCTTCTTTTATTTTTATAGCAACTATATCGGGTATAGTAGCCATTTTACGATAACCCATTTTGCTTTTGCCAAAGTAAGCTTCTTTATCCCTATCTAGCTTTACTGCTTCAATAAATTGTGTTACATCTTGTGTAGCTTGCCAATTGTTAGTCTCTAAATCATATCCAGCTTTTATAGATTTTTTAGGATCAACTGTGGCACTAGAAAAATTAAATTCATATTGTCTTGGCATTATGTAGCTGCCTCTGTTATAGCAACAAATCTTCCTGACTTGCCTATATAACCTAGCTCATCACCAGCAGTTGCTGCTGTTGGAGCTGCGTTAGTTGCCACTGAAGCTGCGTTAGGACTAAAGTGTGTTAACTTATATCCACCACTAGTTACTTCAGCAATTCTAAATACTGATCGATCTACCGGATAAATATTACCGTTAGCTGCTCTTATTACGTACATTAGCTTTCCCTCCTTTATGTACTTCAAACGAAGCTTTTCTTATAGCTCCAGGGTGTTTTACATAATCACCTTTCATTAGCTTAAAACCTTTACCAGACTTCATCCAGTGAAATCCTTTAGGCGGATCTACAAGTTTATTTGCCATTTGTTTTCCCGTGTGCTTTTCTTATTGCTTGTTTACCTTTTTTAAATATACTAGATACTTGTGACTTACCCATAACTCTAGCTCGTTGTTCTCCAACTGTAAGTATTTGTATTTTTCTAGCGTAAGGCTTATTAATTCTTTTTACTTTAGCTACTGTAGCTCTAGCGTCAGCTGGCGTAGCAAACTTTATACCAACTGTATCTTTAGGATTTTCATCAGTATAAAGTCTGCGACCAGAACCTTTAGGCTTTTTACCAGTACCCTTTTTAGGATCTGGCATTACGGTTTATTTCTAGCTGGACCGCACCCTGCTACCTTACCACCGTGCTTGTAGTATTTAGCATCGTGTACTTTACCACCCATCATTTTCCTTTGAACTTCTTCAATGGAACCACCTTTACCCATTTTAAATTTTTTCTTACCAGTATAGACTGAGTCTTTTACTTTTACTGGCTGTGGCATTTTATTTTTATGACCTGGCATTATTTCCTCCAATTAACCAAAAAAATTGGGGAGGCGATTAAACCTCCCCAAAAGCCTTATGCAAGACCGTAGATAGCTCCGCAACCCTTAGGATTACGCACTTCAAGTGTAAATTCCTCAACCATCATTCCGACTGTTGAGTCACCCTTTTGCCCTACGTCTACCTCTTGTAGAGGTCGTAGGTTTGCAATAGCAAAATACATAGGATCATACACTAGAGCAGACTTGTCTGCCATGTTAGTTGTAGCACCTAGGTTACCAGGTGATCCAGCAGAGTTTGTTAGCTGTACAGCATTTGTTAGACCCATGATGTAGTTAGGTACTACCATTAAGTCACCAAAGTCAGACATATATACGTCTACAGATTGACGTAGCTGTCCTGATGTTCCTAGCTCTCGCTTAACACCTGTGTCAGATACCATTAAGTCAGAGAAATCTCTTCTTAATTTTGGTGACACCATTATGTTAGTAGCAGTTCCACCTTGCTCATAGATTTTCTGCATAACAGAGTCGATGTCTGTTAATGCTAGAGAACCTGTAGAAGGCTGTGAAGTTCCAGAAGAAGCAGCACTTCTAATTCTACCGGTACCATCTGCAGTTGTTGCAGGAGCACCATACCCACCTACGTATACGCAAGTGTCAGTAGAGTTAATAAAGGACTGATATCCACCAGCACTTCTAGCGTTAGCATTTTGGTTACCAACAGCAGCAGAAACGTTATGTGCATGAATCATGTCGTGCTCGACATCACGCTTCATTTCAGTTCCACGCTTTTTAAGTTGGTAAGCGTATTCATCAGCTACACCAGCTTGATCGACAGCTCGTCTAGTTCCTGACACAGCAATAGTTTTACCATTGATCTGTGTGTAGTTACCTAGTCGAGTTCGATTAGGTCCATCAGTTGCAAACTTAGCACCAACTGCAGGAGTTGCAGACGCACCACCACCTGATACAGGCTCAATGTAATCGGTACCCTCACCAATTCTTGAGTCACCAGGGGCTTCTAGTTCATCAGTTTGCCATTCATGATAGATTGCGGTAGCTTTCGCTTTACCGATAGATGATATAAAAGGAGTTTCGTCCCTTGTAATCATCGTAATAAAATCAGCAAGGTCTTCCCTTTGGGAGACATCCTTGCCTGTGGATCTAGCCGGACCTGCTGGTCCACCTACACCACGTACACCAAGTACATTAGTCATTTGTAATTACCTCCAAAGACTGAGTTAAGTTAAACGTTACTCAGAGACTTTTGGGCTATTGACTTTAGGAAATCCATATCTTCGCTGCCTTCACCTTTTCCAGCTAGTACTTTTGCACGCAGTACCTGGTCAGCATCTTGTTTCTGTTTAGAAACAGTTTTAGCTTTCCTCACTGGTGCCTTCTTAACTGGTAAGGCTTTACGCTTTACAGAACCTTGCTTGATACCTTGCTTTAGTTGTCTGTAGTCATCTACAAACTTTACTATACTAGGATCAGTAACAGTATTTAAAACACTCTCATCTATTCCCTCTGCTAAAGCAAACTCACGTATAAGTTTAGCTCTACCCTCGTCGTAACCAGGTATCATAGTAGGAATAGTATCGTTAAAATGTTTTATTT